CCTCGGAACACACGAAAGCTGGGGACCTTTCCCGCCATCGTATCTACAAGGTAGGGGGCGTCTGTCCGAGCAGCGTCGGTAGCGAGGTTGGCGTAGGGGCGAGGCGATCCACGCTCCCAGCGCGGGCCACGATCCACGATGCAGTGCTTGGCTCCGCGCATGGCTCTCGCACGCTGCTCCAAGAAATCCGCCTCGGTGCGCGTCTGTGAAATGAAGATACCAATGCCGGGGATGTCGCCGTGCGCGTCGAGGAAGCGCGACTCAAGACGCGAACTCGTCTCCGTCACAATCTCCCGGGCGACCTCAGCCGTCCCCTGCCCCTGGTCAAAATAGTTCATCTCGTCAGCGGCCACCGCGAACAGGGAGAGTCCAAGCACATGCCAGGATTTTGAACTTGTCGAAATTATGATGCGCTTCTGGCCGTGCTCAAAGGTCACTTGCTCTTTGCCGTATGGCGAGCGAGGGAACACGTCTTTGAAATACGGCATGTTGTCGATGAGTTGGTCGCGGATCAGATAGAAGCCGGTGTTGGCGAGTTGTTTCTTCGTCACCATGTAGAGACCGAAGACGATCTGCGTCTTGGGCGCCAGACCGTAGAAGCGTGCCGGGTCCCGCAGGCAAGAGAGGCGTACGATCTTGAACAGCTTGACGATCATCGCGGCGCTGGTCTTGCCCCGGCCCTGGGCGCCCGTCAGGATCAACTCGCTGATTCGAGACCCAGGCCGACACGCATTGCGGATCACCGGGACCCAGCCGGGGTAGACCGAGAAGCCGGTGCCCGCCATGTAGTCGGGGTGCGTGAGGAAGGTGTCGATACTCGGCGGCACGCGGTCATAGTCCGTCGCGTAGAGCGCCTTGCGTGCCTCGGGGTCGGTGAGCAAATGATCGAACTGCGTCAGGAAATAGTTGCGGCCCACCGGAGTGAGTCTGTCGAACATCTCCGACGAGCCCTTGCCGATGTTGTCTAGGATCCGAGCAACAGCTTCGGTAACGCTGGGGTCAGTCATGCAATCACCAAACAGGTACCTGGCACAAGACAGTAGAGCCGCCACCACGGAGCCTGTATTCGTGGGCCACTTCCGTACTTAAGTACTCTGTCGTCAGAGCTTTGAGTACAACTCGTAGCAGCCTACAGGAGCCGCGTCTTACAAAGTAGTACGACGACTCAGTAGGCGCTGGCGCGGCCCGTTTGCGGTGCCGTAAGGACATCAGGAAAGTGCTGCTCGCGGCACCATGACCATTCGCGGAGCGGAGTCGGACAAAGGCGAATCGGATCCGCACCCGCCCTTGAAGGTCGCGCCTGGGCGCAGCCGGTATCGCATCACTCCGTCCGGTCCCTCGGTCGCCCGCAGCTTGCCCTTCTTGTTAATGCGCTTGAGCGCTCGGGCCATACGGTCATCAGGCAGCTTGCAGCGATAGGACAGGTCATCCCCCGGCAAG